CGACCTTTATAACGCGATTTCAGGGCCAATTTTCAACGAGTTGATGCGTAGGTTTGATTTGCTTCTTGAGAGCAGGTCAGGCCCGTATCAGTTTCGAACGAGCTACAAGAAAGTTCCGACTGATTACACTGAGTATTTAGAAAGTCATGATGGTGATTCGTCAAACACACCAGAGTGGATCGAAGCGGATTTTACAGCGAATGACAAGACTCAATGTCGTGACGTGCTCCTGTTTGAAGCATCCATGATGCGTCTCCTTGGGTGTCCAGAGTGGTTTATTAGGCTTCATTTGAAGTCTAGTAAATTCACTGCCAGTTCTAAGACACACGGGGTTAAGGCGCAGTTGGAGCACATGCTTCCTACTGGAGCCACGGATACGACGTTTAGAAACACGCTGTGGAATGGTATCATATTGTACTCTTTTTTGCGCGCTACGAATGCAGAGAGGAGTTCAGCCATGATACTAGGTGATGACATGCTTGCCAAGATATACGGTCTTAAAAGGTATGCTTGCAAAACTTACACTGCCATTGCTAGTGAGGCTAGGATGGAGTGTAAAGTTTTTCGACGCAAGACGCTTTTTGAGTGCTCTTTCCTTTCGAAGTTCTTTGTTCCTCGCCGCGATGGAATGCACCTTACGGTCCCCATTTTGGGCAAAGCCATTGCTAGATTCAATATGAGAGCAAACAACAACGAGGGATTGAGCGATGCCGGGTACATGGCAGGCAAGTCTGTGGGCTACGCCTATGAATTTCGGCACTTACCCCCTGTTAGGGACATGTTTTTGAGAAGATTTTTGCTTGAATTTACTGATGTACGAGACAAAGAGAAGGCCAAAGATGCCGTGGACATCAGCTGGAATGCACGCACTGCTGGGGTTACTTTACACAACATCCGTCAAAAGATTGTTGTCGAAGAGACCATCAGTGAGGATGATTTTTTCAGTTTTTGTTACGAACGGTATGGTCTTTATTCATCAGACGTGCTTGATCTTTTTGAAGACGTTGTCTTGAGCAGGGACAAGGTAGATATCAGTGGTATCGTTGTGGATATCTTATCAGTTGACTTCCTGTGATTAGGTATGCCTAGTTGCCGGGTGTGAGCGGGTATCCAGTACGACTACTGTCAGCCCAACCTTGGATCACTC